GTGGGTAGAATGATTGATACTTGGTATGGTCGATTTGCCGAAGATATCTTCGAGCATTTGACCGAGCCCAATCATGTTCGGATGCAGAGTCCTTCTGGACAAACTCCGACTTATTCTGGACCAAGACCTTTGATAAGTCCTTATGGTCCTAATTATTCCATGCACCCGGAACTCTCACGTCCGGCTATTGGAATGATTTCATCCGCTGCCGCAATACCTGTGTTTTTCTTTGGATCCATGTTCGCATTGTTCGAACTAAATCGTCAGATAATTATGGATGCACCTCAACATGAACAACCAGGTCTTTGGCGGATGTTTTCAAGCGCATTGACCGGCACTTGGGGCGGCGATTACAGCGGCTTACTTTAATTACCGTCTCAGCCACCATTGGGGCATGAAGGGACAGATAATACGGATTCAATCTTCTTTATTGAAGCACGCCACCAGTTGCATTAGATGTGGTTACACCTATTGCGGGTGTTGGAGATGACCTGCGACGTTTGTTTGCAGGCGATCCACAACTACAAAACCAATGAATATGTTTTGCCCTGGTATTGTAAATGTAAATTGTTCGAACACAAAGTAGTTCGAACAAAACAAAAACTAATCACACACCAGTGTGAATGTCCTGTCATAGTTTTGAAAAGGACTCAGCGGCACATCGTCAGATGTCGATGTTGAGCGTATTCTTTACACAGAAGCACTGTCTAATTTTTAGACTGTCACCTTCGGTGGAAAGGCGAAGAAGATGGGAATCCGGGGGCTGGCTCACGGAATACGGAGTGGTTCTCAGTCTCGGAGGGGGTAGGGGAGTTTGGAGGAAACTATATCTACCTCCAGCCATGGCAATGTGCCAATGGCACGTAATCGCAAGCATACTAAGATACAACCTGCAATAACTACATTGCAGTTTAGAACTGACCCAACAACAAGTAGTTCTCACTTGAATTATGTTGATACTGCTAAGCAGTTGTCTAAGGTCAACAGACGGCTTTATGCTCAAGGCCGTATGTATGCTTACCAGGGTTTGACATTTATTTGGAAAGCATCTGGTGCTCTCGCTACGATCGAATGTTCTGTTCGAACAAGCGGAAATACTTGGATAACACAAAATGCCTTTGTTAAGGGCAAAGCATTGTGGGATGAAATGCAGAATCTTGTTCTGGATGATAATCCAAGTGTGAAAGGAAAGTGGCACGATTATAAAATCAAACTTGACGCTGCACACCTTACGGCTCGTGAACTGGAGGCTCGAGATGGTCAAGGTAATTTGTATCTTGATGGTGAATGGGCTTATTCATCCTATGTTATGCCACAGCATGAGGTCCACCCGTCTGGACCTGATGCCGGAAAACCTTTGCCAGCAGAAATATTTGATGCTGTATTAATTGGACAGGATACTGCTTCTAAGAAGTCTCTTGTCAAGGCATATGAAGAAAGTCGAGCAACCGTGAGTAATAACATGCCTAATGTTTCTCCGGTTATGTCTGAAAGTTTCTTCAATTTACTTACCGACTCTGGATCTCAAGAGCCGGAACTCGCTGATATTATAGAAGCGGAGAATGATGACGCTCCATATAATCTGGATAATTATCCAGGTGGAGACGGCAATGCTGCTCATCCGGTAACTGTTGGTTACGCTGCTATTTCTGCTTCTGAAGTTGATGGGCAAATCGGTGGATTTATTGCACCGTGTGGCCTTTTACAAATAGAAATTAAGGGCTATGATGCTGCTGGAGCAGTTGTGCTACCTGCTGATATGCCTGATGTTGATATTCTTTTGCACGTTGCGCCTGGTCTTTACAAAGGCGTTGCTTCGGAAAAAATGGGGCAGTGATAATATGGAATCTGCTCCAGAAACAGTCAAGGATGCGGTTTCTACCGCTTCCGTTCTCAACCATATACGAGATAATCGAATAGAATATGCTTTGTGTTTGGTTTTCCTTCATCTAATTGGAGTAAGCGACCGCATCCTGGCACAACTCTCTGGAGTGTGCTTTTGATGGCGAAGTACAACTACGGTCGTCGCTTTAAGAAAGGTAATCGAGACGTAATGTATCGTTATACCAATAAGAAAAAGAGCACAAAGACCCTGGTCGATGCTCGAACAAAGAAACCAGTTCGGAAGTGATTAACGTCTGCCCGAAGTGTGAATCTACTCTTGTATCTACTACTGAAGTAGAAGAGTCCCACGGCCATATTATTCTTCATAATGAATGTGGTATATGTGGAATGGAGTGGGTAGAATGATTGATACTTGGTATGGTCGATTTGCCGAAGATATCTTCGAGCATTTGACCGAGCCCAATCATGTTCGGATGCAGAGTCCTTCTGGA